AGATTATTCTTCATCTCTCCTTCAAAGAAATGGCGAACTTAATTCATTGAATATTCAGAGAGCAAAATTAACTATTGGGGGAATGTCTGGAATACAAGCTGGGGATATCATTAAGATAAAATATCACGATATGATTGAAGAAAATACCAAATTATCTGGAAGGTGGTTAATAGAATCAGTTTCCCATCAAATATCAGACAAATATTATTGTGTACTCATGATTATTAGAAATTCTATGAAGGGAAAACAACCCGAGTATACAGAATTAAATTATCCAGATTCAACCGCAGAAGTAATAATAGCTTCTCCATCAGGTTCTACGAACAAATAAAAAAGGGGGTGAATTAACACCCCCAGTATAGAATCCCAATTATTATATTGTTGTTATAGGATTCATTGATGTGAAATAGTTATATTTCCATGTTACAGTAAATTCTTCTACTATATCGTTTGAGTCATAAGCAAGTTCAATTGGAGCTATCAAAGATGGCCACAACCCAAAGAAATTATAACTTTTCAGTCTTGTTCCATTACGATCAAGTTGATGAACTTCAGCAGTTGATTGATATAATAACGGATTAGTTACATTAGTCACTTCGAGAAGTGTTCTATCCATTCCGTCCATCCATCTTTCAAGTGCGTTCCGAATATCAAAATCAGTATCGTTGAAAATTGTAGTTTCCCAATCCTCATAAGTTCTTTCACCTGCGATTTTTAATATACGCCCACGATATGGGACTTCTGCAACACCAATAGTTGTGCCAGGAAGTGAGGTAGCTTTACAAAGATATGTAAATTTCCTCCCAGCAGAACCAGCCATTGCTATGGCAGGAAAGTTCATAACGACTTCAAACTGATTAGCTCTTGCACCGCCACCAGTTAAGTTTGATTTAAAAAACTCTATATTAGCCATGATTCTATGCTCCTACTTCAGAGAATGACACACCGGTTCGGGTGGCCACAAACGTTAAAGTGATAAAGTTAATAGAACGAGCTGGTTTGATATAGATATCAGCACGGAATTCATTACGATCAATAACATCACCAGTATTATTTGATGTGTCACAAACCACTTTGAAATCTGTTATACCTCTTCGACCTTGAACATCTCGAAGGAAAGGTTCTGTCATCGCAACAAAATTTGAACGTGTAACGTCATCATTGAGTTCGAATAATTGAGCCCTCGAAGCGATTGAGATAGCTTTCTCAAGTACCATGAAAAGTCTGCGAACATTGATACGATCAAATGCAGATGCTTTAGCCTGAGCAGTTTTATCACCCCATAATAATGTTCCCATCCCGGGAAATGTTACTACTGGATTAATTCGTGCTTTATATAAAGTATCTCTTTCGTTTCTCTTAGGATTGAATGCGAGTTTGATAACAGATTTAATATTACCACGACTCATTCCTGCTGGAGAAAACCAAGGATCGGCAACAGAATCTGTATTAGCACAAAGTCCTGCCATATCACCATTCAATGGTACCCAACGATATGTATCATGATATGTATCATACTGATATTTCCAACCAGAATCAAATACTGCATATGATGTCGACATCAAACCATCAAAATAATTCTTCACATTAGTTGCCTGTTTTGCAGATTTAGTTACACCTACAACATCCCCTATCAATGGGGAAATAAATGCAAGACAATCTTTACGTTTATGAGCAAGATTGATTACATATTGCGCATAAGTTTTAGTTGCTCCACCAGACATAACAAGGTTGACATCTACTGTATCAGCATCAGAAAAAAGTTGAAGAGAATCATATTTGTCCCCATTACTTGGGGGTAAAACAACACCATCACTTAATACCAATCCTGCATTTGAAGTTGGGAGTACGGAGAAACCAGTTGAAGATGGATCTCCCCAATCTGTAGCTCCATGAGCTAACGGAATAACATAATCCGAAGATTTTTTAAGAACATCAACATAATATAAATTTTCTCCTGTTACAGATCTAGCATCAGCGGCTTTTGATAATTGCCATTTTTCTAGAATTGTTCCCGGAACACCAGTTATCTTACCATCATAATCAGAAACAACAATATAAATTTCGTCACCACTTCCACCTTTATTTTCAGCATGTTCTGAAGTTCCAGTTGGATTATCAAATAAGTAACCATATTTCCAAGGTGCCACCAATGCTGGAATTTCTGGAATATCTGCAACTACCATAACTCCGACAAACCCAGCTCCGGATGGTGAGGGTACTGCAGACGGAATAGTAATATTTAATGCTGTAGTAGTTCCAACAGTATAACTATGACCACTGGTAAGTAACTCCAGGTTAGTTACTATATTTCCCGCCACAGTAACTCTAACCAAACCATCAGTACCATTCCCAATCGGTAGGTCATGAATACCATTATCATAATCCCCACCACCGTCAGTTATTGACAGAGATTGGATCTGACCCAAGATAGCAGGAGTTCCAGCTTGAACATCATCAAATGCTATAACAGAAGTTGTGAAAACAACAACCGGTTCTTCAGTCCATTGACCCAGCGGCGAATAATCTATTTTAGAGTCTGGGGTATAACCAGAACCAACCGAAACGATCCCTACAAAATCAAGGGTCCCATTATCGTCTATTCTCACATTAACTTTACCACCACTACCACCAAGTACAGTAAGTTCAAATTCTGTATTATTTGGCCAATCTTCTCCATCAAGTTGTTTAATACCAACACCTGTATCATTATACATTTGAGCGGTTAGGAGTTTACCACCTAAAGAAGGACATACGTCCACTTTAAGAGAGTTAGCCCATGCACCCGGGGTTTTAGCTACAAAATGTAAACCAGAGGGGGTTGTGAGTTGATGTTCTTCTATCTCTGAAGAATTTTTCAATCTGATAAGTGCAGAGGTACCAGTCCTAGCATTCTTAGAGTCATCGCCAATTGATCGAACTACTTTTAGAGCACCCGAATATTTTAAAAAGTTTGCAGCAGTATACCAAGTATCGGCATTTGAACTATTAGGCTCTCCAAAATAATCAACCAATTGTTTCTCTGAAGAAACTTCGAGGATTTCGTCAGCAGGACCTTTGTCCGCTTCTATAACGATAGCACCGATTGAAGTTGATACATTAGGGATTATAGTAGTTAAATCCTTCTCTTGAACTAATACTCCTGGACTGACTTGAAAAGCCATATATTTCTCCCATTTGGATTAATTTAAATTCTAACAGTTTCCTGTTATTATTATTATTTATAAAATAAGAGTTTTATTATCGTCTACTATCATTATAAATACGATAAAGAGGTTCCACACGTGAGTGTCGATTAAATAATATGCAATAATTTAACGAAAGGTGAATATATGAATTTAGGACATTTTTTAATTAAACAACTCAGATTGTATGGTGCGGAACACATATTTGGTATTCCGGGCGATTACACTCTAAATTTTATGAGGGAGATAGAGCAAAATCCCGGAATAGAATATGTTGGGGTTTCTAGAGAGGATTCGGCTGGGTATGCTGCTGATGCTTATGGTAGACTTCGTGGATGTGGTGCTGTATGTATTACCTATTCTGTAGGTGCAATGAATATTATGAATGCTGTGGCAGGGGCATATGCAGAGAAATCCCCTATGGTAGTTCTTGTTGGTAAACCTAGTGAAGAAGATCTCAAGATAAACCCCAATCGACATCATACTATTTCTACAGGTAACACACAAAAAGAAATCTTTTCAAATATAACATGCAATGCTTATACCTTAGATTCTGAGGATATGTTTGTCAATATGGCAGTGATTCATCTTGCCCTGAATCAAATGCGAATGCATTCACGACCAGTATATATCGAATTTTCAAATAAAGATATAATGCGAAGCGTTGATCATTATCTCTCTAAGTTCTATGCAGTATATGGTAGGGATGTACCCTATAACCACAAACCACAAATCCTAGACCTTGAGTATGAAGGTCTTGATAAATTTGTCCATGCGAAGAATAGAGTTCTCATTATTGGTCATGAAGTATTTCGAAATACATTAGAAGATAAAATTCTTGAGTTCTCCAAAAAATTAAA